TCGTGACCTACACGCCAGATGCGGCTGGAAGGACACTGTCGGCGGTAGACATCGGCAATAACATCAATTACGCGACCGGCGCGACCTACGGGCCGGACAGCTCGCTTACCGGTTTCGTCAGGGGCAACAGCGGCAGCTTTGCCGGCGTTACGAACACTTTCAGCTTCAATAACAGGCTGCAGCCGGTTACGATGTCGGCAGCCACTCCCAGTGCCACAGTCTTCAGCATCAGTTACAACTTCAATGTGGGCAAAGGCGACAACGGAAACGTAATCGGCATCACCAACAACCGTGACGCCACACGCAGCCAAAGCTTCAGCTATGACCAGTTGAACCGGCTTACCTCCGCTCAGAATGCGGGAACCGACTGCACCCAAGCGGCGCTGAATGGCGGGACCAAATTCTGGGGCAACAGCTACGTGTATGACCCGTGGGGCAACCTCCTGCAAAAGATTCCGACCAAGAATCCGCCGCAAAGTCCGGCCCCGTGCAAATCTGAAAACTTGAGCGTCACCGCTCTGGCGAACAATCAGTTATCGGGCTACGGTTACGACGCTGCCGGCAACATGACCCACGATGCCACCACCGGCAACAATTACTCCTACGACGCCGAGAACCGCATCACCGGGTCCGGCGGCTTCACCTACACCTACGACGCCGATGGAAACCGTGTCGAGAAATCGAACGGTGGTACAGGTACAATCTACTGGTACATGTCTCCGGGCATCGTCGCGGAGTCAGATCTTACCGGCTCTTTGACATCTGAATATGTGTTCTTCAATGGGGAGCGCGTTGCCCGAAAGGACTTCCCCAGCAACACCGTTTCGTATTACTTCTCCGACCATCTGAAGACCGCCTCCGTCATCACCGATTCAGCCGGGAACATCAAGGAAGACGAAGATTACTTTCCCTATGGTGGCGAAGTTAAGTTCGTCGACAACGACCCCAATCACTACAAGTTCACCGGCAAAGAAAGGGATATGGAGACTGGGCTCGACTATTTTGGGGCGCGGTATTACGGGAACGCCCTGGGCAGATTCATGACGCCGGATTGGAGTCCAAGTCCGGCAGCTATCCCATACGCCGATCTGATCGACCCGCAGACACTTAACCAGTACAGCTACGTGCGCAATGTTCCGACAAGTCGCGCCGATCCGGACGGCCACTGTGACATCGCTATCGGAGGAGGAAAAACAGAACACCACTGGGGATGGTGCATATGGCACACAGTTGGGTTTTATGAGACCTCGACAGAAAAGTCGGCGAGGATTGAAAACGAGCGTAACCAAATTCTTAACAACACACGACACGCTGACGGCTCTCCTCTCACTGATGCTGAGCGTAAAAGAATTCGGGGCCTGAGCCAGACTCAGGTTGATGAGCGGTACAAGCAACTGAAGCAAGAGGCCGACGAGAGGGAAGCCGACGATGCAAGCCGTCGGGCAATGGGGCTACCGCCCGTTCCTGTACCCGGCGGTAATAAGCCTCCTTTGCAGAGGATACACTCCAACGAGACTCTGGACGCTGGCCAGAGCTACGAGTACTGGAAAGGGAAGAGCACGGAAGAAATCGTTGATTCGCTCAAACCCGGAAAGCCGGAGGCCCTCAGAGTTAAACCAGACGGACGCGTGATGAATGGCAACAACAGGATTCGAGTCCTCGAGGAGAGGGGTGTTGATGTCAACTCATTGGATAGAGAGGAAATCAAGTGACAGCGGAAGATGCTTTAACGAGATTCGAACAGATTGGCGACCACCGCAAGCCAAACATACTTGCCATCCTGGTGCTTGCCCTGACGGTGGAAGCGAGGTCGGCAACAATCGACCTCGCTCCGACGGAGGCCGTCACCACCTATAGAGGAATCAATGAACTACAACACTTGGTTAGCAATCAGTTGTGCGCCTACTTAACAAATGGAAATACCCGTCCAGGTAAGACGTTTTGGGTAGGGCTGTATGAGGTAGCGGAACGCTTCCATTTGCAAGACAACTTATCGAGCGCCATCTCCTGGTCTTTCTCTCGCGACAGTGTATAAGTCCCCGCCCAGGGAGATTCCCTCGACCGCGATGCTTTCATTGAGGCTCGGCAATCGATGATTCGATCGCTTGGAAGGTCCACAGTCACACCATTGAATAACTAACGTCTCCTGACAGTGACTTTTCTGCTCATTCGAATAGGCTGTTCTTCTTGCTCTAGGTCTTCCAGGATCTCTTTGCCGCGGATGACGCGGGAGGTTACGTCTTCGAGAGGAATGTTTTCGAGCCGCTCTTGGAGCTTTTGATCTTTGGATCTTTCGGCGGGATCTGGGCGGGACATCACGATGTACTTGCAGGCGTCGTGCGCGTGATTGTCTTTTTGGACTACTTCTTCGGTCGGGTTACGATCCATCAGCTGCGTGGCCGTAAGCTTCTTCTTGCGGATCCGCAGCAGTTCCCACAGCAAGTTCGGACAGTCCCAGGGATGCAGGCCGTGCTGCGGGCGGTCGGCATAGTTCCGACAGACGATGAACAGTTTGGGACGTTCGGGGTCTTTCCAGTAAGAATTGTGGACGCGCTTCGCGAAGCTAAGATCATTGCGGTCCCCCGAGAACTTTGCCAGCAATTCACACCCTTCTTCGCAGTAGAGTTCATTCACCGACTTCGACTTTTGCGGGTTGCCATCGTTGGAACTCTGCCTTTGCGTCTCCGGGAAGATCGACGGATCGGCCCAGGCCATGCTGATGTTGCGGATATCCGGCATCTCCGCAAGTGCATCGACGTGCTCAAATATTTCCTTACCTGGCTGGTAGTACTCGCCGCAGAAGTAGAGATTTCCGCCGAAGTCAGAATACGCACGTAGGAATACTGTTGGATTTACCTGCCCTTCGTCGAATCCGCCGAAGACGGTCCAGCCTGACTCTGGCCGCCACTTTGGATCCGTAATAACGATCTTCGAGAACCCATGGTTTACGCTTTTGTCCTCTCCGATGAGGGCATCGGCAAAGACCAACTCGCCGCCGCCGGCATAATCCTGGATCTCTTGCTCCCTGTCCCACGCCGCTTGAGAGGAGTATGTCTTACGGTTGGTTTTCCTCCACAGCGGGTTGCGACGGTCAGGAATAACCGTGTAGTGCAGGCGTGCTAGGGGAATCCCGGACGCAAGGCGCCGGACGGTGAAACCTTCCTGGATGTCGATGGGCGTCCGCGGCGGAAAAGAGTGAGTCTCTTCGAGAGCCGCTTGCATTACAGACATGAGGTCATTATTCGTCGTCGCTGCTTAGCACGGCATCCTGCTTGAACTGCGCGTACCATCCCGGCCCGGCAGAGCTATTCAGGATGATCTTGTGTGCCGCCGCAAGGGCGTGGTCGTAGCACTCGCCGGCTTCCGGCTGGAATGCCGTTTCGTCTGAGAGGTAGCCCCAAGGGTGGTAGGAACGGATCTGGTCACCGCCGCCTGGTATGCCCATGATCCAGCTTCCATTCGCCCAGCGGAGTTCCAGGTCGCTCTGACGCTCTACAGGCTTCCACAGGGGAAAGCATTCCTGGAGCCATCGCGGCTGCATCCGGTACAGGGTCTTGGCGTAGCGGATGAGTTGCTTGACCTTCTTTTCCTTCTGCGTCTGGAAGATGATTCCGCGCTCTGGGACAGTCTGAGCCTCGAGCGTCAGGAATCCCACACACACCCAGCTAACCATCAGGTCTCGGCTTTTCTCGATGGCGATGATCCTCTCGACCCGAAAGAGTTCGAGAAGATCGGGGATGTATTCCCAGTCAGGAAAAGACTCGTAGGGCGAGGTTCGCCCCTCTTCCTTCCAGTGCTCGTTGTAGGTCTTGGTGTAGCGACGTAGCCAAGTCCAGTGGTCGCGTGTCGCTTCTTCGGCTTCGCGGCTCAAGTCCGTTGAGCGCCTAATTCGGTTTAATCTTTTTCTGGCTTCCGCCCTGTCCTCCGCTGTCCCCGGATCCTGTTTGTTGAACATGCTCGGCCTCAGCGGCGGATTGTTCTGGCCAATATCCTCTCTCAGCAAAGTACTCAAGCTCCTCTTCTGTTCGTCCTTCGAATTCCCTATCCTTCACGGTGCGCGTGATCTTCATTCCTTTGATCGACGCTATCTCTCCATATGCCCGGACGCGAACCATGGCTGGGGTGTTAACGTCGCGAGCGATGTCCGATAACCCGGCCTCAACCTCACTTCGGGTCATGCCCTGCAGCTTGCCGACTATGGAGCCCATAGCCTCCTCTCGCTTCTTCTCGGCAGCCTCGAACATACTCCGCTGGCGCTCGATTTCGGCCTTCACAAGGGGATTAGCTTTCAGCCGGCCAGCCGCTGTCTTGGGATGCTTGAATTTGGCCGCCCGCGCTGCCTCGCTGTCACTCTTGAACTCGCCCGAAGCTACATTCCTAGCGAAGGTCCTCATCATTGGCGTCATTTTGGGTGCGCTCATGTTTGCCCTTTCTTTGGGTCTTTCAATAGAATCTGGCCGTATGAACAGAGCATTTTGGGTTCAACTGTTGATCCTGCTGCAGGTCGCAGTCATAGCGATCGGGGGCTTTGTCTTGGCTGGTCCGCTCCGCGAGTCCTTCGTAGCAAACCATGAGCAGGTCCTTGCCGTCGTCCTCCGCGGCGGCTTGTCGGCTCCCTGGATGATAATTTTGGCCGCGCTTCCCGCACTGCTGCTGCGGCTCTCGATTCTGGCCGCAATCTTCTGGGGGATCAGCGCGGAAAAGAAACTCCTGCAGAGTAAAGAAACGGAGGCTACGGCACCGCTCTCGTCCGCAGCTCGTGGTACCGCTTCATAAGCATCATCCTGGCCACAGGACCGCCGTAGGCCTCTCGCTCCTCCGGGGTAAACAGTTCGTACACCTGTTTGGTCTCTTGGTAGCTAAAGCCTTGCATTCCGCGCAAGAACTCGCCTTTTCTCGATTCGATAACCTCCTTGCGGGTCATTTTGCCGGCGAGGATGCGCTCCTGTCGCTCCTCCTGTTGTTCCTTTTGCTCGTCCGTCATCCCGCCCCGGTGTTGAGCCTCGATCTCGTACATCTTCTTTTCGGCTGGGGTGGCTGTCAGGTCGTGGCCCGCACGCGAAAGTCCGAGCTCCCCCATAAGAGCGTGTCCAGTGGTTTCGCCGCGCTTCTTGGCTTCCATGTACTTCTCGGCTCCGATAGGGGTTCCGATGACGTGTGCACCTCTGTCTAGTATCTGCTCCCAATACGGGTCAGAAGGATGGGCTATCAGATGATCCTGGAAGTCGCGATTGTTCAGAGCTTCAGGGATTGCGCTCCAGACGTCCGCCAGTTTGCTCCGGGCGTACGTGCCCGGGGAGTTGTACAACGACTCGGCATCCTTGAACGGAACAATCGGGAGACTCCAGCGGACATCTTTGCCGCTCCTGTCCTTGGTTCCGTCCCTTGGCGCCAGCACGTCCTTCATGTCCTTCGGGTGCTCGCCGGTAAGCATGTACTGGAGAGCCGTGTGGAGGGCAATTCCGAGGATCGTGAGCCCGAGGATTTTAGCCAGCATTGGATCGACGCGCGGGATTGCCGTGGTACCCGGCTTCGCCGTGTGCGTGCCCTGCGCCGCATCTCGCAGGAACTTGATCGACTCCCAGGCTTCCTGACCCTGGCCCTTGAAGGCTGAACCGGCGAAGCGGAAGTTTCCTGCGGTCCAGGAGAAAGCGCGGAAGGCCAACTGTATCGCTGTTTTGAAGGTGCGGTCCCAGAAGAAGTTATCCCAATTGAGTTCTCCGAAGCGGTCGTCGATCCTGTTCCAGACGTCGCGCAGGAGTTCCGCTTCGCTCAGCTTCCCGGCTTGGATCGCTGGTGCGCGGTCCTCGAGCGCTTGGGAGGCTTCACGCAAGAACATGCCAATCTTGAGGCGCGGGATCCAGACTTCGAACATCGGGTATTGGGCTAGCTGGCCGGCTGCGCCTGGCGCCCGCAACACTGCGCCGATGTAGTTGTTGTCAGCCATGGCGTGTTGGAGCCCCTGAATAGCCTTGAGCCGATAGTCCTCGTGCATGGCCAGCTTGGCGCCGCCAGTGAATAGTCCGTTGATTAGGTCGGCAGCTTGCGGGTACAGCCTCATAAACTTCTGGCCGCGAGTCGTCGTCATGAATTGCTGGGGATCCGTGACATACCGGATGACGCTTCCGCCTTCGCGAGCTGCGGCGACAGGTGCGCCGAGGGCTTTGCCAGCAATGGCTATTCCCTTCCCGATCTCCGGTAGGGAACCCTGTCGCACTCCCAGATTGAACGCTCGCTCGCCGCCGCGGCCGATTTCTGATCCCACCGAGAGGATTGATTCTGTGATCAGATGGAATGGCGACCAGGAGAGACGCCACGCCGTAATTCCGTTCTTTAGTGCGACCAAGCCCCGTCCCGCCTGGCTCTCGCGAATCAGGTCGCGGCTTAGGAAATTGTCCAGCAGACGCGCCGTGTTCTCCTCTACCCAATACTCGCCGGGTTGGATCAATCCCTCTCCCGAGCTGGCCGGGAACAGGACGCGAAACATCTTGTCGTCTACCTGCTCGTACCCGAGAGTTCGGGCTTTCTGCCAGTCTCCTTGCTTGAAGTACTGAGCGATGTGCAGGATCTTGTTGCTCTTGGGATCCAGCGTGTACGGAGTGGACAACCATTCGTCGAACGCCTGGCGAGCGGTGGTGAACTTCATGGACTCTTCCACCCTGGCGCGCAGCAATCCGCCAGGATTGGTGGTGATTGGCACCCCTCCGTCGGCCATGGAAGCCGAGAGGGTGCGGTACTTCTTCTGCTTCGTGAAGGCTTTGCTGCCCTCGA